ATGCTAGGTAATGTAGGAGGCAAAAGTCTTAGCACACAAGGAAGTGGGTACGGATTGATTGTTACCAAAATGATAAGGGATTATTTTCCAAGCGATAGTATCGAGATAAATCCAGATTGCTCTACGTGGGAAAAATACGATGCACTATTTATTTGTGAAGGCGTTAATTTTGTTCCTGGATCTTATAATATTATCGGTGGACCTCAACCAATACATTACGAAAAGATAAAAGCCATAGGAGACTACAAAGGAATCGTAAAGTTTATCAACAAAGAGCTTGACTTCGATGGATTCAATAAGAGACTAAAAATACCAGATCTTACCTTCCCAGTGACTAACTTTGTAGATCTGTTTAAGTCTTACGGAAATCAAACAAGAAAGTGTGTGATAGGAGATTCGCACGCTCTGTCCGTATGGAGACCGAGATTCAGTTTAGACTTTACTCCAGGAAGGACTTTACACGGGTTTCTAAAAAGACACGATACCCCAACAGGCGTAGATAACATAAACTCAATGTTCGATGAAACCGTCACTTACTTTTCAAACATAGATGTTAGATTTCATTTGATGAGACAACCCGATCCCAAGCAAGCTACGATAGATCTCTTTTCTAGATACGTAGAGCTTAGTTCTAAGTTAAAAAATAACACTATAGTAGAACCCCTACCAGTAGAACACGAATCTAGGAAAATACCTGGTACAGGTTTATATAAGAAACAACCATTTTTTGGAACAAGAGAAGAAAGGATGGAAATAAGACAATTAGCTGTAGATTTAATTAGAAATTCGGGTCAAAAATATATATCTTGGCCCGATGAATGGATAGACGAGGACGGTACAAATATGCTTGATATACTGGAAACCAAGCAAAGCGTACACTTACGGCCAAAAAATTGGAAATACATAAACGAAATACTATAACATGTTTTTAAACAAAGCAACAGATCAATCAAATTTAGACTTGTCTAACGGAAAGAGTTTGGAATATTACTTGGAAATGACCAAAGATTACAAACACTCTTTTACGTTTACGAAAAAAGAAATAGACGGTTTCAATGTCATAGACGATGGAGTTGATCCTTACGGCAGTAAATCAAAAATGGCAGACTTTTTTATCTCTCAAGTAAAAGAAGACGCTATGGTTTATGTGGCCCCGCGTGTAGGAATGGCTCCTTTCTCTCTGTGCCGCTTGGCCAAAAAATACAATAAGAAACTTTATCTAGTAATGCCTGCATCCAAAGAGGCGTCCGAACACCAATTGACCGCTATCGAATACGGCGGAATTCCGCTGTTCGTAAAGATACCAGCGATGCCAACAGCGAATATTTGGGCAAAACAATTTGCTGATAAAATGGGAGCAAAATTTTTGCCTTTTGGGCTTAAGCACGAAATGGTGGTGGCCGGTGGAGTTAGAATATTTTACGATAACTTCAAAGACACAAACATAGAAGAGATGTGGTCGGTGTTTTCGACAGGAGTGTTAAATAGAACTCTTCAGATCGCCTTACCTACTACGAAATTCAACGCGGTGGCAGTAGCGAGAAACATTCAAGAGAGCGAATTGGGCAGAGCTAAATTCTACACCTACGATAAAGCATTTTTAAAACCTTCCAGGATAGAACCACCATTCGATTGCATACGCACTTACGACGCAAAGGGATGGGAAATAATGAAGCAACACGGAAAAGAGGGCGATTGGTTTTGGAACGTTGCAAGAAACATGCCCAAATCTACAATAAAACCTAGCGACATAGATTCTAGTAGGGAGTGGGGAGATTTTAGAGACTTTAAGAGTCACTACAAAGATTAATTTAGTTCTATCAAAATTATTTAATACATTCCATTCATGGAAAAAAAGAAAAATAACATATTACAAGAAGCCAACGATATCGTATTTGAAAGAGCGGCTGAGAAAGAAAGGCAATACGGTGAATTTATAGAAGGTATGGAACAGACCGCCAGAATCGCATCCGAGATGTCAAGAAAGAACATAGCCACTGAAGATGTGTACAATGTTCTTATAGCATTAAAGCTATCCAGAGCGTCTTGGAATTACAAATACGATAACTATTTAGACGCTATAAGTTACATGGCTTCTTTGAACGAATACTTAACTATTAAAAGTCGCAAGCGTGAAAAAACAGACGACTAACATACAATCATTGAAGCCTGAAATAGAAGCGTTAGAGGATATTCTATTCCTTGCAAATCCTCGAATCAAAAACGTTTTTGAAATCAAAAACACGACTTATGTCGGGGGATACAGGCTTGGTCCGGACGAATTAAACAGTGTACAATTTAATTTTACAAAAAACCTAAATGGTTTCATAGGCAATTTATGAGAATACTTTTAGGATTTCACTGGATCGATAACAAATAAAAATAAAAAAAAATGAACTTAACAAACGAATTTACCCCGATAAGAGATTGGGCAGAACAAAGAGGCATCTACAGTAAGGGTGACGCTAAAACTCAATATATTAAATTGCTGGAAGAGACAGGAGAGTTGGCTAAAGCAATATTGAAGAACGACGAAGAGGAATTCATTGACGCCATCGGAGATTGCGTGGTAGTACTTACCAATCTCGCAAAATTAAAGGGTTACAATATCGAAGACTGCATCAATTCTGCTTACGAAGAAATCGCAAACAGAAAAGGAAAGATGATAAATAATACGTTCGTTAAAGAATCTTAATTATGGACAAACAACAAAGGTTAGACAGAGTATTTTTGAACATGACCAAAGAAGTGTCCACTCTGTCTTATTGTATTAGAGCAAAAGTCGGTAGCCTTATAGTAAAGAATGGAAACGTGATTAGCTTTGGATACAATGGCACCCCGACTGGAGCAGACAATTGTTGTGAAGACAAACAGTATATGGACGTAGACGGCGGCGCGTGGTTGGACCAAGCGACAGTAGAAAAAAATTGGCCTTTTAGAGACGAGAAAGGGAAGTACGGACTAGTTTCGAAAAGCGAAGTACTACACGCAGAATCAAACGCGATACTCAAAGCTGCAAAGATGGGAATTTCTACGGACGGATCCACAATGTACGTGACTCTTTCTCCGTGCAAAGACTGCGCGAAACTAATTTTACAATCGGGAATCCAAAGAGTAGTATATTTAGAATTATTTAAAAGAGATCTTGGAAGCGTAGAATTTTTAAAACAATTTATCAAAGTAGAAAAGTATGATTTACAATAACGCAACAGAAGCATTCGAATCGCTGTACAAAAAAATAATGTTTTACGGAGAGGATTACGCTGGAACAAAGGCCGTATTTAACGAGTCGTTTTCTTTATTAAATCCAGAAGACAAAGTTATCACCAGTCCAGAGAGAAAGTTCAACGCAGAGTACGCTGACTTTGAATGGGATTGGTATTTAAAAGGAGATAGAGATGCTAAAGAAATAGGTGATAGAGCTAAAATCTGGAAACAGATGATGGTACCTGGTACGACTAACGTAGTTAGTAACTATGGATATTTTTGGAATTATAACGATCAATTAAAAAGAGTAATAAATGAACTTAAAACTAATCCAGAAACTAGGAAAGCTATTATAGTACATTATTTACTTCATGAATTAGAAATGTATAAGTATGATATGCCTTGCAACGATGTCCTTAACTTTTACATTAAAGATAATCGATTACATCTAACAGTATTTGCTCGTTCGATAGATTTATGGATGGGCTTCTCTAATGATCAATATTGTTTTGCTAAATTAATGGAAAAAGTATCACTAGAAACAGGTTATGAAATAGGTACCATGAATTGGATGATTACAAATTGTCACTTATATGAAAGACATTGGAATAAAAAAATAAATATTAAATAAACTATCATTTAAAATACCAAATATTAAGTCTAAGCATATTTATAACAAAATATAGTGCTAAGAGATTATTACATATATAAAGTTATTCATAAGATTACTGGTGAATATTATATAGGAATGAGAACTAAACCTATTAATTGCAAATTAGGATTGAATTGGTATTTGCATGATAATTATTGGGGTTCTCAAACTGGATGGATAGAAGTAAAAAAATTAAATAAAAGAGAAAAATCTCGAATATTTAAAAAAGAAATTTTATGTGTTTATTATAATATTTCACAAAAAGATGTGGCTATTATTGAATCGAGTCTTATAAAAGACAATATATTAAATCCTTTAAATAGAAATTATCATTATGACTATTCTGGAGGATTTGTTATTGGTAATAAAAATCCATCTTCAAAAAGAAAAAATTCTAAACATTCTCCAACTTCTATAGTTTTTTATTTAGATCTTCCGTATAGATTAAATGAATTAAGCACTTTATTGAATATAACTTTTTATGATCTATTAATTTTAATAGAAAATGGAACTATTATTCCTATGAAAGATTATATTAAAGAAAATTACTATGTTCATACTAAAAATTTAATTATATTCAATGAGACTAAAACCGTATTACATTGGAAAGATGATAATAGAATTAATAATAATAAATTTTTAAATTCTACGTACTTACTAAAATGGTATTTAGATTTAGAAGGCATAGATTATAGAGAATTATCTAAACAAGAGATATCTCAGACTCTAAAAACATCACAAATAGGCATTAAGAAGCCGGGAACTTCTAAGTACATGAAGCTTAATAATCCAGCAAAAAAACAACACGCAAAAGATAAAATTAGCTTGGCTAATAAGAAACAAAAAACAAAAAGAGAATGTCCACATTGTAATAAAGTTGTTGGTAATAGTATATATCATTTTAATAATTGTAAAATGAAATTAGGCAATGAGATTATAAATTTTAATAGAGGCCACTATACGAAAAAAAGAAATATTATAAAATGCCCCCATTGTAATATTTCTTGTAAAGGGAAAAATAAATGGCACTTCAATAATTGTAAGCTTGCACCAAAAAAATAAATTTCTCCAATTGGGCAGGAGGCTGTATATTTACTTAAATAAAAGTTATGCAAGCACTCTGTAGTCGACAATTTCTCGAGTCACAATTGGCTAGACTCACCAAAAAGAAGTACAATAAATATTATTGGTGGCGCAGGTACGAGTCTAGAAACGAACTCGACAAAAAAACTCCCCTTTACGAAAAAATAAAGCACGGGGACTACGATCCCTCGGATTATCTCTATCAAATGGAACACGAGTTCTATCTAATGGAAGATAAGCTTGCTACTATACCTGACGTTAGCGACAAGCACGAAGCGCGAGGACTTTTCATGGAGAGAGTAAGACGCCTAAACGAAGACTATCAAAAACACGAAAAGGAGCTCATGGACAAGATACACTCCGACTTCCGTAAAACGTTCAACATACAGAAACAAGAGCTGATGGGCATAATGGAAAACTTCGATGGGACGCTATTAGACTTATACGATCGCATTAAAAAACTAAAGAAGAGCCGTGATACTAGCGAAACTAACTAAAGCACAAAAATCTAAGATGATCGATGTCTTACTGGGTCTATTCTTTATAGCCACGGGAATATTCGTTTATGAAATTGGAACACTAATAGAAAGAAAAAACACGAAAATAAACAAAGATGAAAAAATATATTAAAGCAATTTTAAACTTGACCACCGTAGGGATTTTGTTTTACATCATTTACGATCAACGAGATCAAATTAAACTGTACAAACAGAGACAACAATTGATAGATTCTCTAACAACTCAAGTAGATTCTTTGAGGGACGAGCTATTCAATTCTAGCACAGAAATTGGTCGATACGAATTGACTCAAGAGCACTTAAAAGAAGTTAATCCAAAAGCGGAGAAACAGTTCGAAGAATACTATAATCACGAAACAGAATAATCGTGGAAAACAAACACAGCGTAGTCATCAAGTTGAGCGATTTGCAAGAGCTCGAACAGAATATATTATCGGACATAGACAGAACCGACAGTCCTTATTACTACGGTATGTTGGAAGTGTTGAGATGGATCAAAGATAAGAATACAGAAACCAAAATTTTCGAAGATGAAAAAAATAATCGTAACGATACTGCTAGTAGGAATAATCATTACTAGCGCACCGCAACCAACAGTACTAACTATACCAAAAGACAGCGTCACCGTAAACGATATAACTCTCGCTGTTTGTTCTTTGCCGTTTAAATTCAAAAAAATAGTAGTGGCCCAAGCCGTACTGGAGACTGGATGGTTTCAGTCAAAGAATTTTAAAACAAACAACAACCTTTACGGAATGAGAGTGCCGTACAATAGAATGACTACGGCCGATAGTTCTATAAACGGTTACGCTCACTACAAAAAATGGGAAGAGTCTATCATAGACTACTACTTGATGTTATCTGTTAGAAACGATATTCAAAAAATGAATACGGAAGCGGAGTACTACAAGTATCTCGATTACGTGTACAGCGAAGTGGGTCACAGTTACTCGAGTCAGCTAAAGGAATTGATCGTGCGCCTTAAATTGGACGAGATAGATAACAACAAAGAAGTGTATCACACAAGAATTCTTCCAGCTCGTAATATAGAAACAAAAAAGAAAAAACACAAAAGGAGATAGTTATGGAAATAAAATTTGCAGATAGCTTTTTTAAAAGCCTAGAAAAAATGAGAATGCATAATACTTGGTGGTACAAGACTTACGAACTATTTCGTAGAGATATTCCTAGGTTTGTGAGAAATATATGGACATTTAGAAAAGCGTTATGGAATTACTATTGGTGGGACTATTCACACACGCTTTTTTTTCTAGAAACGGCATTGAAAGACTCTTACCCCAAATTAGAAAAGCACGGGCATGAAGTGGATAGCTCTAGATTGAAGAAAGTGGCTAAAATGAAAAGAGCCGCTATACTTCTAGCCGGAGTAAGAACAGATCGTTATATCGACATGGCAGAGGCCGAGTTAGGAGAATTACGGGGCAAGTTATTTGAGGAGCAGACTCCGGAAGAAAGGGAACACGATAGAAAAGTGTTTTTGAGAGCCGATGAAATAGAAAAAGCAGAGTGGCAAGAATTGTGGTATATAATGAGAGGTCAGAATACTCCCTTTGTTGACTTCGACAAAGAATTTGACGGAACAAATTGTAAAACTTGGTGGGACTAAGCAAATGTGAATTAACAGGTTGCTTAATATCTAAATCAGAATAACTATGGCACAACAAAAACTATACACAGAAGAACAAGTAAGACAAGCGTGGAATGCAGCTTATATAGATGCTCTTGCACTAGATGAGGATGATTATAAACCTAATTTTTACGATGATTTTATCAAAACCATCACACCAATAGAACTACCAAGTGATGAGGAGATAGAACTTAAAGCTGTATCAGAATACCCTTTTGATGAGGATCTTCACAGTGAACTAAAAGGTATGATTATATCGGGTGAGAGGGGCGGATTTGAAACTGGTGCTAAATGGACGAAAGAACAAATACAAGGAGGTAGTAAAGAA